TCTTAATTGCTTCGTTATAAAAATGTTGTCCTAACATCAGATACTACCTGTAAAATTACCATATTCACCGAAAGGATTTCTTTCTGCCCAGTCAACTATATTGTCACCAGAATCTTCAAAATCTCTATTCTTATCATAATTGCTGTTAGTATTATTTAGAGTATCAAAAGATCCTACCTGCCATACAGCTTCACTATCATCACCAGTGATAGTATCTTCATCAGCAAAGTTACCAGTACGATCAACTAATTGTAATACTCTAGTTGTTGGGTTCCATGATTTAACTTTTGCTGTAATGTTTCCAGGAGTGCTAGTTATTAATTCACCTGGAGTAAAACTACCAATGCCTCCCGTTTCCATTATTAATCCAATAGCAGAACTGAACAATAATTCAATCTCATCAATTTCCTCAATTCCCGTATCAATGTCATCGCTACCAATTTCATAAATTTCTGCTGTGATTGTGTAGAAATATATTTTACCGAGTTGGAAGAAAGGACTAATTCTTTGTACAAATTTTATTTCATACAATGCTTTTGTTAATGGGAAATAAAGAAGATCCCCTTCATTTGGTCTTTCTGGAATTGTTAAATTAAAATCAGCAGATGCTTCCTGCCATCTTCTTTGTGATACTGTGAATCTAATTTCGTCAGTAATACGTAATCCAAATTTACTGATGAATTCAGATTGATTACCAAATCCTTCTACGTTTTGTAGAAGCATCTCAATTTGAAACTGTTCTTGGTATTTTGAATAAACAATATCATCTAAAGGACTTTCTTTCAAAATAGTCCTAGGTAGATAATAGATATCAGAACCAAACAATTTAATTTCTTCGTCTGCTAAGTCTTGTAGTAGATTTTGTTCCCCTTCGTAACCATCATAATACGTGGGGAAATAAGGACTGGTAGGCATATTATCCGATCATGTCGATTGGTGGGAGTGTATACTTGGTAGGCATATCATCTTCTAATTGCTGTATCTCAGCAAGAGCATCCTCATACAATTGTCTTCCATTTAGATTTAAACCACCAGGAAGAGTTACATTATTATACTTAATTAAATTCTGACCCCACTGCTTCTTCATTAGAGCAGTGGTATATTTTTTAAGAAAACTATCGTTATAAATCTGAGACCAATCTTCAGGATCTAATGCTCTATGACATTCTATCAATAGATAATTGCCTGGTTTCATTCTGGTCTTGTCAATATCAATGTATAAACGATCTTGGCGTTTGTTAAATCTGAATTGAACAAGAGCACCAGTATTAACAACCATGTCAAGGGTTTCAAAATACTGGCGAATCATATAATAATTTGTCATGTCAAAGTTACCAAAAGCAAATCCAGATGAGAACGAAAAAATATCCATCAGGAAATACTGGTTGCTTAAACCAAACAAATCATTTCGAACCCAATTAGAAGAAACTCCAAATACCTTTGTGATGCCAATAACGTGATCTGGAACTTCAATATAATTATTTCTATTGACCCATACATCTCCTTCTAGAGGAGCTGATTCGGATTCATTTGAACCACCAAATCTGTTATAATCTTCTTCTGTAATTTCGTGCTTCAAGTACATCGTCTCTACACCATCATAATGCCACTCTTGGTAAAATTGAATGGCAGTATCAATAATATCGTCAACTTGATCATCATCAATATTAATCTGCAACACAGGATAACCAAGTTGACGCTTACAATAATCTATTAATCCCTGGCGAGTAGATGGTCTTGCCATGTATTTAAATACTCTTTTTTATATTTATACCCTATCAAAAATGAAGGGTCCACCATCCGACTTACCAAATACTAATCTGTTATCGGCATCATAACCAGCATCTTTGGCAATGTAATGTGTATCACTGAATTTTACTTCACTAACAATTCTAATTCCTTTCACAATACAATCTCCACAAGCACTAGCAACCCAAAAACCATTGACATAATTAAACTGATAATTACAATTTAATTCCCAATTCATATTATACGATTGGAACACTACTTCTTTTTCAGTAACATATTCGTACTTGTGATATTCTTGACGGTATGGTTTACCTCTAGGATATTGATACTCATACCAATTTTGAGACATCAATTTGTTATCGCCAAGATCTTGATACACAATACGTATCATAGCGTATTGTGAAGGATGAGAAAATGCTTGTTTTTTATTTAAATACTGACCTACAATAGATTCAAATTTCATATCACCTCACATTAAAAAACCCCCAGAAGGGGGTATAGTTATCAACCTACCACTTCAGTTTCGGAAATGGGAGTTTCTTCTTCTGTATTCTCTTCTACTTTAGGATCTAAAATTTGAAGAGTTTCTAAACCACCTTGTAGTTTAGTTCTATACTCTTTTGCTTTTACTAAATCTTCTTCTAGTTTAGTAATTTGCTCATTAATACTTTTGAGTTGATTCTCAAAATTTTCTCGTAGAGCAGCAGTGTCAGTAGCCATAACAATTTCCTCTTTAATAATACTATATGATGGGTATTGTAACATTATTATTTATGGGGTTTTCTTGAGGGACTTGATTTCATCTCTCAAAGTATTTATTTGGATTTGCTGTTCCTTGATCGCTTCGATCAGAACAGATACCATATTAGCATAAGAAATGCTCTTCATGCCATTTTCGTTTTCAAGTACAACTTCTGGAATAATCTGCTCAACTTCTTGAGCAATTAAACCAATTTGATGTGACTCAATATCAATTCTATCATACTCAACACCTCTAAGGTTTAGAACTTTGTCAAGTCCATTTTCAATTGTTTTGATATTTTTCTTGAGTCTAACATCAGAACTTGCTGTTACTGTACCAGAGGCACTAAGATTACCAGAAGCATCAATAGTTACGTTATTTGTTGTGGATCCTCCACCATACAATCTTGTGGCACCACTGTTAGTATTACCATAACCAATGTACATACCATCATTGTTGGCCGTACTATTGTTATTTCTAATAACACGAGCGTTTAGAACGGTATCCGTATTATTAGGCATACCAGCAGTAGTGTTAGTTGCTGTGGTAGCGGTGCCAACGGACAAGTTAGATTGAGCAGTCCACTGAGGAGCACTAGCACCTGTGTTAACAATTAATACTTGACCAGCAGTACCGATACCTAATTTAACAGTTACTCCAGCATTAGATTGATAGAGTAGATCTCCAGCTACACCAGAAGTAATATTTCCAGCAGAAGCAACAGAAAGACCAGAAATATTTGACCACGCTGGAGCAGTAGCACCACCAACAAGAACTTGAGTTGCCGCTCCTGCTGCTAATTTTTGTGTTGTTCCAGAAGCAGATTGATACAACAATTCACCTTGACCACCACCAGAAATATTGGTAGCAGAACCAACAGAAAGAGTTGATTGAGTTGCCCAACTTGGAGCGGCACTAGTTCCGCCAGAAATTAGTACTTGGTTGGCAGTACCAGTTGGTAATTTACTTGTAGTATCTACTGCTGATTGATATAAAATTTTGAAGTTATCTCCAGCGACCCCAGCAATATTACCAGCAACAATTGCTGATTGATTAATATAGACAGGGATTTTGCTAGAATTTAATGCTAATACTTGTCCAGCAGCAGCAGAAGTAACAGAAAGTTTTGATGTAACTCCAACAGCAGATTGATATAAAATTTCCCCTGCTTGTCCACCAGAAATATTACCAGCAGTAATTGTATTTTGAGCAATCCAAGCAGGTGGTTGATTTGCTCCTTGAGTTGAGAGAATAAATCCAGCAGTTGCTACAGGTAATTTTGCTGTTGCTCCAGCACCAGATTGATAAAGGATCTCTCCATTAACACCACCATTAATATTACCAGCAGTTAGAGTGGATTGACCTACCCATGATGGAGCTGTAGCACCAACGTTAACAACTAATACTTGTCCAGCAGTTCCAATGTTTAATTTAGAAGTTACTCCAACAGCAGATTGATATAGTAGATCTCCAACGACACCAGCGTTTATATTGCCTGCTGTGATAGAAGATTGATTAATCCAAAGAGGAGCAGATCCTGTTCCTTGTGAACTTAATACTTGACCAGCAGTTCCCTGAGAGAACTTAGATGTAATGTTAGCACCTGATTGATATAGTAATGATCCAGTATCTGCTGTTACACTAGCAATATTTCCAGCAGTGATATTGCTTTGTGCTGTCCAAGATGGAGCGGTAGCAAGTCCATTAACAACTAGAACTTGTCCAGCAGTTCCAATATTTAACTTAGCAGTTGCTCCTGGACCAGACTGATAGAGTAAATCTCCAGCAACACCAGCATCAATATTTCCTGCCGTGAGGGTATTTTGAGCAACCCATGATGGGTTAGCTCCAGCACCATTGGTTCTTAAAACAAATCCAGAAGTTCCAACTGCTAATTTTGCTGTTGTTCCCGAAGCAGATTGATACAATAGTTCACCCTGATTGCCACCAGTAATATTACCAGCAGTAATATTAATTTGTGCTGTCCAGGATGGAGCAGTAGCACCAGGATTGACAACTAGAACTTGACCAGCAGTTCCAATTCCTAAAGTTGTTGTTGTGTTGGAAGCGGATTGATATAGTAAAGATCCAGCAGCACCACCAGCAGAGACGCTAGTAGCAGTAGAAGCATTTCCAGATAATGCACCAGAGAAGATTTTGGTAGTCAATGTTCCTGTGCTTGGATTAAACGTTAATCCGAGACTAGCATCAGTGCTAAACTTAAGATCCGTTGGGGAAGAACCAGAGGCAAAGAAACCAACTGCTAATGGAGATGTTGTAGCAGTATCAGAAGTAATAGCAATCTTAGTAGCAGATCCAATGTTAATTGCTGATGTAGAAGTCCATTGTGGAGCAGTTCCAGCAGTATTAACTGTTAAGATTTGAGTAGCAGACCCAATAGCTAACTTAGCTAAAGTTGGAGTTGTTGAGGAAGCATATAAAATATCACCAACAGCATAAGCATTGATTCCAGTTCCTCCTCTAACAGCAGCTAAAGTACCAGCGGTAGCATTATTAACGTTAGTATAGAATGAACCATCCTGATCATCTAATAAATCAGCATTTAGATTTTCTACTTTAGTTGTAGAAGATACAGATAATGGTGACGTTCCTACAGGAGCAGGAATTACAAGTTGACCTGATTTATCTAATGAGAATGTACGTGTAGTTACTGCTACTTGATCTACTGCCTTGGAAGCATCATCGCCAAATACAAAATCTAATCTACCTCCAGATCCAGCACTTACTCCATTAGCATCAGAATGCCTGATTAAGAATCCAAAGTTTGAAGTTTGATATTTAGTTCCGCTATTAATATATAAACCACCAGCGATGTGAGATCCAGAAGTTCTAAGAATAGATTTATCTCTAGAATTCCAATCTCTATCATCTAATAGATCGGCATCTAATCCAGAACCAGAACCATCGTTATTTTCATTCCAAATTCTGTAATCATTATTTCCAGAACTAAAGAAGATAGAACTATTATCCTTGGCAAAGAATCTTACAACTCTATCAGCATCTACTTGTGCCCACGTTGCTAATGTATTAACAGCACTTCCGTTTCCAATACTAAAGTATAGTGAAGTTCCATTATGACCAATTGCCCATGACTTACCAATACCAGCGTTACCACCGATACCTAAAGCACCCCATCCACTACCATCAGCAATATTACCAGCAATTACTCTGTTGGTGAAAGAGTCTGGGTCAATCGTGCTGTTGTCTGCTAATTGAGCAGCGTCGTTGATAGTTACAAAACTTTGAAGTGTAGTTGTTCCAGTTACTGTTAGTGATCCAGATGTTGCTGTATTTTCATCAGATCTCATTACCTGAGCTTTTGTAATTCCTTGTAGGAAATTAGCATTCAGACCTGAGGTATCCGTATCATTTCCTGAGTGCCAAACTGTATTACTGTTATAAGTAAATCCATTACCAGTAATGTTTAGAGCACCATTACCATTAGTACTATTACCACCAGTAACTTGGAATCTTAAATCAAATTCATTAGTAGCACCACTTGAGTGAAAATCAATAATAGCACCATTGGCAGGAGTATTATTGGCAACGTTATTGCCGTCACTTCTACCAAGAATTAATCTAGCACCAGTTCCATCATCCTGTAAGATAGATGATACGTATGTACCAAATGGAGAAATTCTGAGTGAACTCCACGCTTGTTCAAATCCAGTATAACCAATTTTTGAAGCAGATCCAACAGAACCACTATCTAATTGAATAGTAAGAATTACATAGTTAAGTTCAGTATTAATATTTTCGATTGGGAATTTTTGTTCAATCTGCTTTAACGTTACCTGACCAACTACTTGGAGGATGTCATTATAGAGTGAATATGTATTACCAATAGCAAAATTTAAATCACCATTGTTTAATCTACCAGAGAAGTAAATTTCGTAATGTGGTTTGTCAATATATCTTACGGTAGTTAATGATTCTAAGAATTTCTTCGTGCTGAAGATTGGTTGTAATCTAGAATCATTGATGCTGCCACCATCAATATTAAGAGCATTTGTATACCACTTAGCATCTCTTGCTTGTAGTTTATCAGCATCTAATCCAGAACCAAAACCATCATTACCAGAAGTCCATACCTTGTACCATGGAGTCCAAGCATTTGTTGGATCAGTTGGAATAATATTACCCGTACCACGGAAGTACATGTTAGGAACAACATCATCTAGAGTTGAAATAGGACTAGCACCACCGCCACCTGTTCCTACATTGACAGTACCATCAGTAAATGCTAACTGTTTCAGACCACCACCGCCAGCATCTGTACCGATACCAGATGGTCTAATGGTCATCAATGTTACACGAGCACCTTCATTTTCTAGTGTTCTATCAACAACAGAAGATCTAAAGTTTTCGGAAATTCTTAATGCTAAGCTTAAACCACTTCCGTAAGCAGAAGGAACAGGAACAGCATTGATGGAATCTGTGATTGTTTCTAATCTTGATGTAGTACCAGATTTACCAGTAATATCAATCGAATAGGTTCCAGATAATCTATCAGTTCTTAACGTACCTGAATCTAAGTTTGAAGCATCGAGGTAGAATGTACCTTGCTTACCATCTAATAAGTCAGAATCTAATCCTGATTCTGGACCTGTTTTTAATGTTAGTGCTCCATTAGGACCGTAAGTATATTGTGATTTTTGGAATCTAGCAACACCAACCGTACCAAATGGATCTAATGAGGTTGTTTGATTTGTTACTCTCTTAACATCCATTTCGATGCCAGAGAAATAAGTTTGTTGGGTGGAAGCAAGAACTGTTAACTTAGCACCAGAACCTAATCCTAAAGCACCAGGAATAGGATCAATATCAAAATCTTCAGTATATCCTGTTCCTCCATCTGTAATTACAGCATTAGAAATTATACCATTCTGAACAGTGAATGATGCTTTAGCACCAGATCCAGTATTTGAACCAAACAATTCTACATTATTAAATGTTCCTGTGGTAAATGCTACTCCAAATGCAACTTGCTTGTTTAAAATATTTGCTGTATTGTTTTCTGATAGTGTAATTACACCAGCAGTTCCACTTGTAATATCAATATCTGTAATAGTAGCATTGAGAGCAACACCATCAGCAGTAACATTTTGACCTAATACTGCTTTAGTAACATCAATTACATTAATGGTATTTTCACCAATATTACCACTAGTAATAGTTGAAGTGTAGTAGTCACCAGGACTTTCAATAAAGATTGAAGCGGCGTATGCTCCTTTAGTGAAATTAGAATCAAACTGTAAAGGTGTTTCGGTTCTTGTAATTGTAAATACTTGACCAGCATCTACGTCATCAACTAATGTTGAACTTAATACAACTCTGGTGTTGCCACTAATTGTTAATACTTCAACAACAATTGTGTCGGCAGGTATACCATTTCCAACTACTCTTTGACCTGTTTGAATTAAACTAGTTAATCCAATTGTAATATAGTTAACTGGAGGAGTTAATGGATCACCACCACCAGGCGAGGCAAGAACAGTTTTTACTAAGAACTTAGATTCTGGTAATTTAATACCCTGTACAACTGGTTTGAATGATTGATCTCCTCTCAAGAATGTAAAGGAGTTTGCTGATCCAGTATTAGGAAGTGCTAATCTAGAAGTAGAAATAGTACCAGTAGAAATTGAAGCGGCATCAATAGAAGCTGAAGTTAGAGGAACCCAGTTAAATTCATTAGACGCTGATGTATTAACAACTCTTGACAAGTTTACTGAAACAGGAGTAGCATTATGACTATTAATATTATCAGTATCAATAAATTTAATTGAGTTTTGAATATCAATATAAACTCTGCTTTCTACAAAAGATACTATCTCAGCTCTTTCCCCAACATAAACGTAGAAACATGTTCCACCGTCTGCTGGTTGAGGAGTCGCTGACTGACCAGAGAAAGCAACTGTTCCTGAAGTACCAGCAGTTGTTACTCTATAAAGATTAGAGTTAACGTTAATTAAATCATCTACATCATATGACTGACTTGCCGACCAAGCTGCTTCTCCAATGTTAACTGATACTGTTGGCGGAGTATCATATCCACTGCCCTTATTTGTAATGGTTAATGAAGAAATTCTATTACCAACAACAGTAGCAGTTGCTGTTGCTTGAACACCATTACCTTGGTTAGGAGCAGAAATTACTACAGTGGGAGATTCATTTAAGTAAACATTACCACCAGTAGTAACAGAAATTGAATATACAGTTCCATATAAAGTGCTAGATACAGAACCAATAGCACCAGTGGTAGAACCAATAACAAGAGCACCATTAGTGAAGGTAGTAGAAATATTTGGTGTATACGCTAGGTATTGTGTATCAATATCATTATTAAGAATATACGAAACAGTACCAGTGGCGATTTGAATTTCGGTGCTTCCACTTCCAGCATCAGTAATTGTTAAAGGAATTTCATCAATTACATTTTCTGGAGATGCTGCTAACTGTACGTAGTTATTAGGAAGAACAATTAAATAATAAGAATTTCCAGCAAGTACAGGACCAGCATTTGTTTGAATTGGATTCGCTGGATTAGTAACAATGGATAAGATTTGACCGCTAGAAAATCCTGTTTTAGGAGTAAAGATTCTATTATTTGCTACGTCAACATCGGTGTCAAGAATAGTATCATTCAGTCTCGTAACCTGTACAGCAATATCACCAGAATTTAATCCTTCAAGAGCAAGTCTTTCTATACTAGTATCTACAGTATAAACTTTGAATGGTCTAATTGGTGGGATTTGATCTAGATTAATCTTACCATCATTACCTAATTCTACAAGAGCGTTAGGTACAGCATTAGTTGAATAAGGTTTACCAAAGTAAGGACCAACGTTGTTTGTTACAAAATCTCTAACTGCTTTCTGTGTTGGTAGTTTCTGGTGTGTAGCGGCAGCACCACCTAATGTTGGAGAAGCATCGAAACCAGTAACAACAAGATCTCCACCACGAATACGTAGGAATTCAATTTCTGAAATGGATACCTGACCCGTAAAGAAGATGTTACCTGTACGGTTTTCCATCTTCACGGTACGACCTACTTTGAAGTCACCTGCTTCATCAGTACCAGAAGCGTATACTCTACCATATCTCTGTGATACTTGTTCGTTATCTTCAATTTTTTGACCACCATTTTCTGGTAGAGCATAATAGTTAATACCAGAACCAATGTATTCGAACGAGTGACCAGAAGAGTTGATAATAGATGGTCTGAATAATTTAATCGTTTTACCAATTAATTCTGAAGTGTTAAGATTAACGATTGCTCCAGACTGCTTGTTTCTTAACAGTAAAGCATCGTTCATCTCAATACGAGATGAAACTTCTCCTGTACCACCAACAGTCGTTTGTGATACAACAGTTACGAAATATTCAATGTCGGAAACGACATTCTCGTAACCTTCAATCTTCATAACAAAGTTTTCTTGTGGTCTTCTACCTAATCCATTAACACGGAATACAGTTTTACCAGCACCAGTAATACCAATTTCACCAATAGTTCCAATATCAAACGAGTATGGTTCAGCTCTATAACCAGTGGCACGTAAAGCATATGTACCAAAGTTTGAAGCAGAGTTCGTAACTGAAGCGTATCCACCAGATTCGGCAAGAATACCATCTTGACAGAAGATACAGAACACAGATACCAACTGACAGTATCCATCATTGTTAACTAAGTATCCAATACCACCTTGAGAAATAATCGTGAAGGCGTTAGCAACCATCGATTTACCTTGTGGTGCTAACTTAGATTTACCCTCTTCATCTAGACCAGGGCGAGGAACGTTAAGTGCTTTAATCTTGGAACCATCAACTTCACAACCACCACCACCTAAGAATGAAATAATAGAACAGTTTTGGATGTATGGTGATACTTCAATGACATCATTGGCATTGATCATCTTACCACGAATTACTGGTCTATTACCAGCATCAATCATTGTTCCAGAACCTTGTACAATTGTTGGATTATAAAATGTTCCAGGATTGGTGGTAACTAAAGCAATGTTGTCATTACTGACCTCTGGTAGTTCGTCGCCATTAAGTACCGAATCTAATATAGCAAACAGGTTAATTAATGAAGTGACGATAGTAGCACATTCTGGATATGATGTATCTTCTGTAATGAATTCGTCAGTAGATGCTCTTTGTAAACCTTGGAAATAACCGCCAGCAAAAATACCAGGGAAGTTTGCTGGGAAGTATTTACGTGGATTATACTGTGTGCCGTATGTAGGAACAGGTAATGGAGCACCTGATTGTGCCAATGTATTATCTAAAATTAACCACAGATTTTCTATTGTGCTTTGAATTGAAGCACATGATGCTGGATCTGTATTATCTCCAGTAATAGGATCTGGGAGAATGGTTAGATCAGTAAATGGAGTTTCTGATGTATATGTACCAGCAGGTAAATTATTAGTAACTGCTAACTTGGCAAGATCTTTAGCATACTCATAAGCATATCTGCTCTTTTCTAATTCATCTTGAATGAAGGTAACAGCACCAGTATTTGTTAAATAAGCTTCCGTAGCTTGTACAGATCCAGAATTACCACCAGTAATAAGATCTTTAATCCAAGCTGTTAAAATTAACTGTGTATCTCTTAAGCACTTAGCTGTATTTGGAATTGTGACCAGAGGATACTCATCATTAGCAGCACCGACTGCTTCTTCAGCAATATATACAAAATTTCTAGCAATGAGTCTAGCAGCATCAATTTTAGTACCACCGCTGTTGTTTGTTAGAATATCAATAAACTGCTCAAATAAAGATTCAATATTTGCTTCTACAAAAGCACACTCAGGATATCCAAGTGGGTCTGGTAGTAGATCATTGTTAACAACATAATTAGCAGTAGCAAATTCTTTGGTGTATGTTGTGCTAGCACCAGTTTTCCAATTTCTAATAGCAAGAACTGCTAAATCTTTTACCTTTTCGAAAGTTTCTAAACTTTGAATTAATTGGTTGCCAATATAATCTAAGTGCCCAGAAGCATCTCTATAGAACTCGGCAGCTCTAATAGTTTCAGAATTACCACCATATCTTAAATCATGAATAAAAGCATCTAATACAAATCCAATATCTCTTTGGCATGTAGCATTATCATATTCAGAAACTAAATCAACATAAGATGGTGAAGGATCTAAAGTTAATAAGTATGGATAAACGTCTTCAATAAATCCTACTGCTTCTTGAGCGATGAAAGTTTTGTTAGCAGCAATACTGTTAGCAGCATCAAACCATGGAGCACCAACATCACTGAAAGTAAAAAATAATTTTGCTGTTGATGACGAAGCATTTGCTGGGAATGGCGCAGCAGTTAAAGATTTAGATGTTCCTAATGTAACGGTATTAGCTCCTCTATCAATATCAATTACATAAGCATATGAATCAGGAGTTAAATCTGTGTATCTAAATTGATTAGCAGATACTCTCATTCCAAGAACAACACCGTTAGTGTTTGGAACAGTTACTACATTTTGTCCACTTACTGTTGTACAATTTCTAATTTCAAAATGCCAATTTCTAGTGGCAGCAATTGCCATATTTTTGGCATAGTCGTAGATGAATAAAGTTTTACCTAATTGATCTCCAACAAATCCTACATCTAATGTAGCGCCTGTTAAGTAAGAATCAGCTGCTCTGGTAATACCAACTGTACCACCTAAAACTACGTCACGTTGTACAGCACGAAGAATAGATCTTAGATCTCTCTTACACTTAGTAATATTAGGAATTGAAACAGAAGGATAAGCATCTTCACCTGCTGATAATGCTTCATTAATAATAAAGTTTTCATTAATAGCAATCTGATTAGCAGTATCTAGATTTTCATTTTCAGCATCACCCGTTAAGATATTAATGATAAGATCAAATCTATTTGTAATAGCAGTAGCAACATTCTGACAATATGGAGTTACTGTATCAATAATTAAAAACTCATCTCTTACATAATCTAGATCAGTGTATTTCTTCTGGTAGTATTGTTTCTGTGGGAATTCTACCCAATTTCTCATAGCGAGAATACACAGGTCTCTCGCTTTTCTGAAAGCAGCAACAGATTGAATTAATTGCTCGTCAATAAATTTGATATTACCATTCTGTGATTTATAGAAATTAGCGTAGGTAATACTATTTTTGTTGCTATCATTTAATGTGATGTCATTAACAACAGCATCAATTAAGAATTTAATGTCTCTCTTACACTTATTCTCGTTGAATGAATAATTACCTCTAATTACAGTTACTCCATCTAGAGAATCTAAATCCCCATCATCAATGATAGTAGTTATGATCGAAACAAGATTGGTAATAGTAGTCGCTACATTAGCACAAGCAAATTTATCAAAATTAGTTAATCTTTCTGGATCAGCGGTAATTGATAGATCACGATAATTTAATTGATTTCTCATGGCATCGATCATAAGATCTCTTGCCTTATTGAAAGCAACAATAGATGCTGCTTCTTCATCAACTAAACCATTTGAAATTGGTTCTCCTTCTTGGAAGTAATATCTGGCAGCGTTGACGGATCTCCAATTACCTCCATCAGCAATATCTTTTCCTACAGCATCAATAATATAACCAATATCTCTACGGCACTTAGACTCTCCAATACCAAATTCACCTTGGTTTTCTGGATAAGCATCTAAACCAAATAGAGAACCAGCAGTAATAACATCAGTAATAATATCAGTCAATGATGTAATAGTTGCCTGAACATCTTGACAGGCAGCAGGATTACCTGAAGGGTAAACTGGTTCGTTTGCTCCAATACCATTATAGTTTTGTGGACCAGCAGAAACTGTTAGATCTTTTACAAAGAGTTGATTAGTAACAGCTTTCTTCATCATATCACGAGCCATATTAAACGCTGTGATAGACTCAGCAGTTTCTCCAACTAAACCATTTGCTAGAGGTGCTGTGGCATTAGTGAAGTATTGTGTTGTGAATTCTCTAGAATACTTATTGCCCTTAGTAAATGTATCGAGAGAAACAGCATCAACAAAATAACCAATGTCACGCTTACACTTAATCTCTCCTACTAATACATCATAAGAAGCAGCAGCAAGGAAAGCACTTCTGGTTGTTCCTAGGTTGCCAGCAGTAATTCTATCTGATACTAAAGTAGTTAGATTTGTAACTAAAGTTTGAACATCAGCACATGAAGTAGGATCGACATTGCTATCTGTTAGTGGATCAGGAGTAATTGTTAAATCTTTGTAGTAAAGTTGATTTGTAATTGCTTGTTTAATTACATCTCTTGCCTTGTTAAAAGCAACGATTGATTGTGTTTGTTCTCCTTGTAATCCATCACTAATCCATGAAGAACCATCTGGGGTAAAGTAATAAGTTAAGAAAGTTCTGGTATTGAAATCAGTTAACTGACGTAAATCTGCTTCAATAGCGTTTACAAAATGTCCAATGTCTCTCTTACACTTAGCTTCGCCATCAGTAATGTTTACTTCAATTTCTGCTGGAAGACCAGTTAAATTACCAGCAGAAACTCTTGCTGTAATTAAATCTGTAAGAGTATCAATATTAGTTCTTACATTAGCACATGAGTTTACGCTTGTGTTTGAATTTGTTGCTGGATCTGCTGTAATGGTAAGATCCTTGACATATAACTGATTGGTAATTGCTTTCTTCATCATGTCACGAGCCATGTTGAAAGCAACAATCGATTGTGCTGTTTCTCCAACTAAACCATTAGAAATGGGGGTTCCGTTATTGAAATATTGTAATACGAATTTACGTGAATACTTATTAGATTTGATAGTTAAATCTAAAGATATAGCATCAATAAAGTATCCTAAATCTCTCTTACACTTAGCTTCGCCAGCAGGAATAGTTCCTGTTGTTTCTGCTGGTAAACCTGTTAAGTTGCCAGCAGTAATTCTATCAGTAACAATTAATGTTAAACTTGTAATAGCAGATCGAACGTTAGCACAAGAGTTAGCGTTTGTATTTGATCCTGTAGATGGATCAGGGGTTACTGTAAGATCTTTAACTGTTAACTGGTTAGCAACAGCTCTATTCATCTCATCTTTTGCTTTATTGAAAGCAACTACTGATTCTGCTTCTTCGCCAACTAGACCATTAGAAATGGGAGAACCATTATCAAAATATTGTAAAATAAATTGACGAGCATATCTGTTACCGCCACCATTAGCAATATCTAATGATACAGCATCTACAAAATATCCAATATCTCTTTGACATTTTTGTGGACTTGGATTTACAAAAGATGGATTAAAAATTAGAATAGCAGCATAAGCGTTTGCTATAATCTCATCTCTGTTTAACTGGATTAAACGATAAGCATCTTTAAATCTAGATGTAGCAGTAGTTTGTGGATCTCCAGGATAGTAGAAATCTGGGTACTGGATAGCAATTTCAGCAGCAGCACGATCAATAATCTCTTGCTTGTTTTGCTGGATTAAACGATACGAATCCTTATATCTGAAAGATGTTGTAGTCTGTGGATCTCCAGGATAGTAGAAATCTGGATACTCCACGGCGATTTGCGCGGCGGCACGATCAATAATCTCTTGCTTGTTGCTATAGATTAAATCAGCAGCATCTTCATATCTATTATTATTACCATCATTCTCTACTACTAGATCATCAAGATCTAATGATGTTAGAACGTCAGTTACTACTTCAACTAAAGAAGTAATAGCAGACTGAACATTGGCACACGAAGCTGGATCTTCATTATCATTTGTTAGTGGGTCAGCAGTAATTGATAAATCTTTTACAGTTAACTGATTAGCAACTGCTTGCTTCATCAAATCTCTAGCAGCATTAAATGCTGTAATTGATTGGGTAACTTCTCCTGCTAATCCATTAGAGATGAAAGTGTTTCCATCAAAGTATGATAGAATAAACTTTCTAGCGTAAGTATTACCACCAACAAATACATCTAGTGATACATAATCAACTAAGAATCCAATGTCACGCTTACACTTAAATTCTAGATCATTTGGTTCTGGATTTGGTAAACCAGCATTAGACATTACAGTATAGGCACTATTAATAATCTCATCTCTGTTTAACTGAATTAAACGATAAGCATCTTTAAATCTAGATCTATCTGTAGTTTGAACATCACCAGGGAAATAGAAATCTGGATGTTGTACAGCAATCTCAGCAGCAGCACGATCAACGATTTCTTTTTTGTTTTGCTGAATTAAGCGATAACCATCAGCAAATCTGCTGAACTCATCAGTAACAGCATTATTTGGGAAGTTGAAATCTGGATATTCTACAGCGATTTCGGCAAGAGCTTTATCAGCAATGTAATCTTTGTTTTCTAGAATGAGATTAGAAGCATCTTTGAATCTCATTGATTCGTCGAGATATACATCAGGACGGATAGTGACACTATCCATGCCACTTTCTAATGTTTTGCTTAGATATAAAATTTTATTTTCTTTATCAATAGAAGTGATAAAGGTATTATCTTGTATTGAGTCTCCACTAGTTACTAATTGTCCTACTTTTACATTTGCTATGTTTGTAATTTTAATAAAAGATGGGAACACATCAGCGACTGATGCTTGAATTACTGTCTTTGTGAAGGTAGGTAATGGATAAGCAAATCCATCATAAGTTTCTTTTAACCATCCAGTAACTTCTTCAGCGATAAAATCTTTATTAAATTCAATTTGATCAGTAGCATCAAAGTAACGATCATCAGTATTGTTTACAACAATATCATTAATGAGAGTAAATAAGTTAATTAATGTCGTAGCAACATCGGCACACTCTGGGAATTCTGGATAATCCGTTGTTCTGGGAACTAGATCATCTGTCCACACAGGAGTGAGTGATGTTTCGCCTTCTGTTAATTTTAAATTAATTGGTCTAGTACGAACGCCAGAAGATTCCCCATCAGCAAACGTATGATCAGCACCAGGAAGACCACTACTATCTTTCCAAATAATTACTTGGGTTGGTGATACAACTTCTTTAATATAATAGTCAGTTGCTACCTGTTGATCTAGAAGATTGTAAGAAAACAATCTCATTTTAGGAACAAGACCTACAGTTGATGTAACTTCAACAACATCACTATCTTCTGTGAAAGTCATGTTAATTTTTGTCTGCCAATTTCTCATGGCAAGAATAGCATAATCTCTTGCTAATCTGAAAGCAAAACGAGATTGTCTGTGCTGATTATCAATATATTCAATAGCAGCTGTGGAGTTATTCCTGTATGATTTTGCTGCTTCAATTGAGGTGGCATTACCACCGTAAGGTAAATCAGCAATAACAGCATTTAAAATATGCTTGATATCTCTTTTACAGAAATTTTCGCCATCTAAAGCACCAGCAGTAGAGTTAACTTCTGGTAAATCATTTAAATTACCATCATCAACAGCTGTTGTTAAAATAGTCGTAAGAGTAGTAATTGTTGTTGTAACATTATTACAGTTATCTTCATAAACATTTAGATTTGTTGTTGGATCATGAGTTAATGAAAGATCTCTAAATGGTGTTAACGTTGAATACGTAGGTGTTAATGGAAGAGAGTTTGTAACTGCCAATCTAGCATATTCAGCAGTTTTATTGAGTATAGCTAAGTACTGACCTTCAATACCTAAAAATCCACTGCCTAGCGGAGCGCCTGTAGTAGGATTAAAGTATGATCTAGTTACAGTGATAGTGCTCTTATTTGAACCATCATATAAATCATTTGCTAATGCTTTTAGGAAATTTTTTATATTTGCACGGAAAGCAGGTTTCAATCCTAAGTTTGATTGTCCCCAAACAGCAAAGTTAGATTCTGTCCACAACCAACCAATAGCTTCGTCAGCAATAACATTTAAATTTTTATAAATTAAATTTCTGGCATCTTTAAATCTGTATCTAGATGGCAGCGTTCCAGGATAAATGAAGTCGGGATACCTAGAAGAAATAGCACCTGTAATTTCTTCAGCAATAAAATCTCTATTATTTCTTATAAAAGTTACAGCATCTAAAAATCTATATGATGTGAATGTAGAATCAGTAAATCCATATGGTGAGTTTAGTAGAGAAATCTCAACATACTTTGTTTTAGCTCTTACTGTACACTGACCCGCTGGTGGTAAATATACTGATGTATAATTTGGTTGAATCTGTTTTTTAATTACAATTCTTCTAGAGAAACCATCAGCATCATCAATAACCTGATCGACTCTCTGGTATCCAAAGAAAGAATTTAATGCAGCAGGAGCGTTTGCTGGTTTTCTGATAAATACAATATCAAACTCTCTCAGATCATGTAAACCAGCAAATTTGAATACTACTCCACCACTACCAGGAGTATTTTCTCCATCATCTCCTGGTGTTGGATAATCTTCCCATGAACTAGCATCAACTTCTTCTACAACATACTGTCTTTCTTCAGATTCGCCATATTTTACAACTTCACCTTCAGCTCTTGTTGATCTGAATAGAGAAACAACACCTTGATATGTAACTGAATTAACGGTGTAACTAATAATTTCATCATCAGCAAAAGATGCGGAAGGAGAATTATCGGTTACAGTAATATTTAAAGATGCTTCTCTTCTATCTCCTAAGTAAATATAAGATGATGATCCGTTAGTAGCATTTTTTGGTGTTGCTAATACACCGCTATAAGCAACAGTACCACTAGTTCCTGAAGATGTTACCTTGTAAATAGAGTTATTTACTCTAACAATATCTCCAACCAGATATTCTTGTTCTGCATCCCAAACATAATCAGGTGTTGGAGTGATAGAAATAATGGAAGTTAGTGTTGCTTGACATGATGTATCTTGTCCAACAATAAGAGTTCCAGCTGTAATTAAAGCATTTAACTTATCTACATCACCAGTATGCTCTCTAATGTTAAGAACAGCTGATCGCTGACCAAACATTTTGTGACCAATTGGAAATCTTCTTTTGAATGATTCTGAACCATCTACTCTAGTTGGATCTCCTCCAATTTCTTCATCAAAATAAAATCTTTGCTTATCATCAAATACGAAAGCAAAGTTGTGAGTATATACTGGATTACCTTCGGAATCTAAAGCATCACGGAAGGTAAGACCGTTCATGTAGTTTTGGTTTGACGCCTTAAACATATGGCGTCCTGGATTCAATGGTCTAACAATTACGAGACGTAAGTTGTCACCAATAACTGAACAAAGTGGTGGAATTGAAATTGGGTTGTCTTCGTAATATTCTCCACCAGCAATGATTAGAGTTTCTCTTCCAACAGTAGCAGCTGCTAATTGAGCAGCTTTTTTAATTGTTTTTACTGGTTTAGCAGGGGATCTACCGTTGTTTGTATCACTACCAATTTCAGACGAAACGTAAATACGACCACCTACGTCATTTGTAGCAACGTTATAAACAAATTCTGTCGTAGCAATTCTTTTGCTTTGATCTTGTAGAGGGGGGGTAGCAGTTAATTCTGGATGAATTGTCTGTCCATAAAACGGAAGATTGGGATTTGTTAAATTGGTATACGAACCTAGACGGGGAGCTCTAAGTAAAATACCAGGAGTTACGAAATTTTGAACGTTTAAGTTTGTTACAGTAGCACTATCACTAACGATAGACGCCGACGTTCTAATAGCACCAAGAACATCTAATTCATAATCAATAGTATCTAGTTCACAAGTTCCCTGAGCAGTGGAACCACCTAAAGGAGCTTCAGCAAATATGATTGTTGGGGGTTCGGAATACCCTCTTCCAGGATCTGTAATGATAACAGAAATAATACTTCCTGTATCTGGATCCCTTACAGCACTGAGAACAGCAACTTTAGAATTGGGACTGATAATATCTGGTTGAGATACCGTAATTCCAGGAGTAATTAAATAACCAGCACCAGGATTGGTGATAGTTACTTTTGCTACTCTTTCGCCAGTTCTGTTAAGACCTACTCTAGAAGATCCGTCTTTTCTGACTACTCTAACAATTTCTTTATTTTCAGTTCCTTCTCCAGAACTTATAGTTACGAAAGATTTTCCGTTTAGATTAAGCTCAGTTGATTCAATAATTTGCTTGTTAGGATTGAACTTTAAGCTCATTTTTCAATAGCCCCGTAATTGCTGTTAAAAGTAAAAAACCTTTTATATAAAGGTATTTATGCTAAAAATGTTGAAGAGATAATTTGTAGATGACACATCCACAAAACTTCTTGATTTGTTGCGCCTGGATTTCCTGTAGCACTAAATGACAGAAATCTATTTTGGTAGTAAGGTTCTATGGACCAAGTAATTCCAGTCGGGAATTCCTCAACAAAAGATGTTTCAATATCACTAATCAAAGTTATAGTATTATTAGTACAGAGAACAGATAAATCATAGTTGAGTGATAATTTGTAATCACTGTCACTAGCATTTGTAGCTACAATACTACTCTTAATTATGTTTAAAGAATTATTTGGTAATTGTGGATATATACCTAGAGTTTGTGTATAATCACCTAATGTAAACGTTTGAGTAGACTGGTTAAATGTTGTTCTAGCAACCAAAATATAATCATTTTTTTGAGATAAATCTCCTAAAATAGTATGGTTTTGGTTTATTTTCGTTAAATTTTTTAACTCGATATTTTGATTAGAACCAATTTCCAAAAATGATGTTACAATACCATCATCATCTTCTACACTAAATCCTTTACCAGCAATAAAATTTTGCTTAGCCATTATCTCTTAATTAAAGTACTTGTAAACTTGGTAGTAAAATCGACAAGGGGATCATCATATCCAGGAATTTTGCTTACTGTTATATTTAGCACATCATTAACAATTCCTAATGAGTACTCAACAAGCTTTGGACCAGTAAATACATCACTGCTTTCTGAGAAATAAGCATTGCCAAGATCATCTACAACAAATGTAATTTCTGTTATCTCGTATTCTCCTACTTCGGATGAAGTCTGTACTAAAACTTTACCAGATCTATAAACAGTTGTGTCACATGTAGCAATAATAACATCTTGATTAAATGTTACACCTGTTGTTCCTTTGAGAGTAAAATCATCTAAGTTTACAAATTTACCACTATTGTCTATGAAAGTTTCAAAATTTCCATCATTATCATAATCAATTTCAATAGCTCCAGTTCCAGAACCTTGGTTAGCGAATCTAATAAAATCAACACCGTTAATGTCTAGAGTTAAAGTATCTTGAACAGTGTATACAACTGGAGCAGAATCAAAATCAATATTTAAATTATCATTATTTAATGATAGATTAGTATTTGTTAATTCTAAAATTTCTGGATTAGTGCCACTTGATTTTCTTACGGTAATTAGATTTCCAGTAGATATAGTAGAAGTTAATTCTAAAACATCGCCTTGTAATTCTAACTTACTTACACCAGAAGACTCACTATATACCAGATCATACTTTTTATTAGCGTTGAATATTGTTGAGATTGTTCTTACAGTATCTAACTCTAATGTAGAAAGTGATAGTCTGGTTGAATTAGTACCATTGTTATAGAAGTAGAAAATATTTTCTCCTGCTCCAGGAGTAGTTTCGGCAACTAAGTAAGTATTGCCATCTACATCTCTAACACCACCAACAGATCCCCATTCTGATCCATCATATCCTTCAAATTGAGATCTTGTTGTATTGAATCTAATTAAACCAGTTGTTACTTGTGTTGAAGGTCTTTGTGCTTCTGTGCCCAGAGGAACTCTAAGACCAGTATTAGCATCTAATCTTACAATACCATTTGTAGATGGTTTAATGTTAATACCAGATCCAGAAACATCAGTAACTATAAAGGTAACGGTATACCCACCAAAATTTGCTGTTAAAGAATCTCCAATTACATAATTAGATCCACCATTTACTATAGTAATATTTTCTGGTAAAATCTTTTGATTTAGAACAACTACAGAAATTGTAGCATTAGATCCAGATCCGTTTGATAATGCTAGGTTGGTATAAGATCCATCACTGATTAAAGAAATATCAGGATCGGATGTGCTTAGTCTCCAAATAACACCAAACGAATTTGTATTATATGAAATATTTTGAATGAGTTGATTACCAGATATAGTTAAACCATTTCTAGCAATTATATTTTTTGATGTTAAATCACCTATTGTCGATAAATTACCTGTAGGAATATCAATCCCTAACGTTTGAGTATAATCAGAAGTTCTTGCTATAATAGCATTATTACCTGTTAATTGACCATTGAATACAAAATCATTTGTAGAATTACTTACATCAAAATTAAGATCACCACTATTAGACTTAATACGATTGGTTGTAAATTCTAAATTATTTACTGTTAATTTGTTGGTGGATGAATCGTGATAAACAGCACCACCATCAACATATAAATCTCCTTGTACTTCGAGACCTATATTTGATGTCCAATAATTTGAGGCAGCACTCCAAGAAATAATCTTATCAGCAGCTGCGTGTAGTGTAATTCCTCCTCCATTAGCAGCAGCGTCTGTTGGAGTGTCGATAGCACCCAGTTCAATATTTTTATCATCTATCGAAATTGTCGTTGAGTTAACAGTAGTTGTAGTACCATCAATAATTAAATTACCTTTGATTTGTACATCACCACTATTGTTTCCTACTACACCAGGGTCAATAATAATTAAGGTATTTGATGATGTAATTTGATTTGATACAATTCTAATTTCTTCAACTACAACTCCACCCAGTCCATTAGCGGTAATCGTAATATCTCCATTAGCATCAGTGTTTGTGATAGTGTTTCCATTGATATTAATGTTATCAATTTGAGTTTCGCCAACAACAGTTAATGTTGATAGATCTGATACAGTACCAAAGTTTACATTGTTAACCGTCTCTACTACACCACTGCCATTAGGAGTTAATGTAATGTTACCATTAGCATTGGTTGAACTAATATTATTGCCATCAATTCTTAGGTTATCAGCATTAAACTCACCCACTACAGTT